CTGTCACGTTCAAGCTCGTAGTTATAAAACTCGTTGGCAGCATGCGGACACCGCACAGGGTCGATAATTATTACTTCAAGCGACTGCAGGAACTTAATACCATACTCAATACTATCGGGCCCTTTCTTTGCTCCGCGTACTTTAAGGCCATATCCTCTTAACTCCGCTATGCTTTTAGGTTCCGCGCTGTCGCAGACAATGTAACCGTCATACACCTCGCACCCTTGGATCAACTCCGCCGCCGCACGATTTGACAAGCCGACTTTGTATATTTCATCCATGAGGTACAGCCGCTTCCGTGTCTTGTCATAGTGGCAGACGAGATACGCAAACGGGTCAACCGCATACCCAAAGTCAATTCCCCGCCTGATCCGGTCAAAAACCGCAATCTCTTCTTCGCTTATCTCGCGAACATCAAGGTTTGTAAACACCTCGCCGCCCGTTCCGGTAACCTCTCCCAAATACTCGTGGTTATAATTACTCGGTTTCGTCTTCTTTAAATGCTCCGCCTCCAAAATAAACTGTTCGCCGAGCCACTGAGGAGGAACGCTTAAATATGTGCTGTGGTGTATCACTCTGTCGCTTCGCGTTGTCAATACCTCTTCATTTACCCAATTCCGTTGACTTTGCGGAGGGTTGTAAGAGTAAAATACATTATACATTTCACCTCCGCGCATAAGTGACTGATTAATCGTACGTATCTCTTCCATGCCTCCAAATTCGTCCACTTCCTCATACCAAATATAACGAATATATCCTCTGTGCACCTTGGTAGATTTCAGTTTCTTGGGCTTATCTGCTCCCCTGAATAATATCCGCTGCCCTGTCGGAAGATATATCAGTTCAAGCGGCGACAGCTTGAATTGCCAAAGGTGTGATACTCCGAGTTTTTCTATCGCCCACACAAGCTGTTCATATACACTGTCTTTAAGATAAAGTCCCACCTTGCGAACTACAACGGCATTAGCACTCGGATTACTCATTATACCAAGCACAATTTCCACGCTGATAAAAGAAGATTTTGTGCTTCCTCTGCCGCCCTTTAGCCAGTAGTGTGTATGCCCGCCTCGCTTAATATCATGGTGAAGAGCATAAAAAGAAGGCGCGATAAGGTCTGTCAAACTAACCACTATCATCACCCTTTGGAATATTGTCTAAAATCTGAACCTGCGCTATTCCATCAACCTGCGTTCGTTCTGTAAACAGTGTGTAATACTTACCAAGCAACTCTGCCGCTTTTAAACGTTCTTTTTCATCAGGAGATTTTTCAATGTGCTTCGTCTTCGAAAAGCCATCTCCCCGTCCCTCAACAACAAGCACCTCCGCTTTACTTTTACCCCGCATTACTGACGTGAGATACTCTACAACCTCCTGCGCATCTGCTGTCTTTTCGTTGTGCAGCTTCTCAATTTGCTCACTAATATATGCTTTAATCTTAGTATTTCTTAGCAGTTTAGAAGCATTTACAGCCGCCGAATCATTATTTTTTACATTGGGATAAGCGTTCTTATATGCTCGAGTCCCATTCAAATCTATCAAATATTCATCACAGAAACGTTTCTGTTTTTCAGTCAAATATCTCACCTCCAAATCACATCACAGCCGCCCGCCCCTCAGCAAATTTATGATGTACAATTCCCACAAGACCTAAAACTAAAAGAACCGCCCCAAAAAGGAAAACGGCTCTTAAACAAAAAATATATAAAAGGAGAAATTACTTTGCATACCTTTCATAATACAATTATAACATGTGATTTTCGTATTTTTCGTACTTTTTTAAAAAATTATTATGTTTTTTTCTCGGAACCTGTTCATCACCATTGCCTACTTTAAAAGCAATCTTTTGGAATGTCCACCCCTCAATATATCTGTATCTGAAAATTCGCCTTGTTTCGCTGTCAGCAATGTTGTTAATAAATTCATTCAATGCGTGATATTCGGCTTTTAATAACCCCAACTCTTTTTTTAACATATCACGTGTGTGGTCGCACTCTCCTGTTTCCACTTTCATGTTATGTTTTATGTACGGGAATTCCCTGTCTGACCCCTGCACAATGTCAGAACTTTCAAGCATTTGTATCTGTTCGGCCAATTCTTCAATTTCTGCTTTTATACTTTTGTACTGCCTTAATCTTTCAGCTGTCATAAGATTTATCACATCCAGTTTGATAATAATTCTTTGTCTGTTAAATTACTTTTTTATCCATATAGTTTCAGTCCTTTTCCATAGCGCACAAAAACGCAATATTGCAAGCCAAATGCCACAAATGCGGCAGTCCGCTTTCTTCATCTGCACCCAAAGGGTCATTTATGTATGACACAAAGTGTCTGAAAGCCGCGTCTCTGTACCTTTGCGGTTCAACATCTTTCCAGCTGTCACTATCTCCATACTTTTTTGCTCCATACTCTCTTACCATGGCAACCGCTGTAATTATTTCTGTCGGGCACAAGGTAAGTTTCGGCTTTCCTTCGTCATATTTCATCTTGTCCCTCCTTGTTATAAATTTATTTCTCAATAAGTTCTACATCACTTAGTTGCACATGAATAACACAATTTGCGTTTTCGTCATATAGTTCTCCGTCATATTCGATTCTATCTTCATGAATATTTTTAAAACATCTACTAGCATAAAAGACATAGTTTTTATTTTTATAACGAACTATACTTTGTTGCATAATTGCTTGTTTAACTTGTTTTAACTCCATCTTACAAATCCTCTATCCTGATATATATTCCGGGCTTTTCAGCCCAAAATTTTTCCACAATTTCACTTGCCACCAAATTATCATCTGCCCAATACCCCAACTTTGTCATTACATCCTTGAGTAACTTCTGTAAATTGTCCGTATCCGGCTTAGTTATTTTATACTCACCGTCTCTGTGATTTTTTCTCGGGAAACACCATTTTACAATAAGCCGAACTCCACCAATATATTTTTTTACTGGAACAAATCTAGCTAAATGTGACATAAGTTTTAAGCGGGCGTCTTTTAAATTAGACGGCTCATAAAAAACCGGTTTACCTTTTATCACACTGACTTTCTTTTCTTGATGAGTAACAGTTGGTGGAATAATTGCAACAAAAAATTCAGTTGTCATAATCAACACCACTCCAACATCCTGATTCAGCGTCATATTTTATCGCTTCGGAATTTTTTATATTGTTCCAGATATAATTTAAAATTTCAGGTTGCATTATAAGCCATTTAATAACTTCACTATTTTGTATTTTAAATTCTTTGCCCGGAATTGAATGTCTCAGTTCAGGCATTCGTTTAACTGCATCTAACAATTTGCTTCTTTGTGTTCTCATATTTTTTGTTCACCCCTCAGTTTTTGTTTTACTCTTGAAAAAATTTTTTGTCAGTGACAGGGGGAGGCGTTGTTGTGCGTGAGCTTCGCACAACGACTTACCCCACTGACCCGTGAGGGAAAGGGAAAATTATATATTTATATATATAAATTTCCTTCCCGATTTCCCGATTGCGCTCTAACCCACATTTTTACGCGGTTTTCAAGACTTGAGGGAAAAAGGGAAATTTCCTTGTTTTTTCCCAATTTCCCTTGAGGGAAAAAGGGAAATTTCCCTTTTTTTCCCGATTTCCCTCTCGAGATTTAAATTATTTTTCATATATAAATCCGTTTTTAATATACAGATTAGAGCTTGAATTAACATAATTTCTTATGGTTTTTTCTGATTTTTCCATATATTCCGCAATCATTTTGAGTGTCACATCACCATCAATTTTACAAACTTCATATGCCGTTTCAATTGTTTTTTTATTTTCTCTTTGTTTAACATTCTTTTTATTTGATTTAGATTTCCAAGAATGAGTATCAGATTCAGCTGATAAATCCTTAAGAATATTTGTATCATCTATTCTGTGAATAGGGTAATCGAACCATAAATTAATTGGTTCAAATTTAGGAAATTCTCTTAACGTTCCATCTATACGCCATGCTGTACGGCTTTTATTTTCATCTTTAACCTTCTTAATATCTTCAATCATCAGTTTATATGTATTACTCTGTAACAATTCTGCTGAAAGTTCTAACATAGTCCTAGCGCTGCATAAATCATCCTGAGAAACCTCGTTATCTTTACTAAAACGTTTTATCCATTTGTAGCATGTTTTACACACTAAAACATCTTCCTGTTGTTTTAAAACATCTTCTGTTAATTCTAATTCTATCAAATCAATAAGAGCGTCAGGGTCACGAGCAAAAACTCCGCTGCCGGATGCCCTATCCATACTTCTTTTGCCGCCTTGTGCTCCCTTTGAATGATGATGGCAATATATTACCGCACAGCCCAATTCGGTACAGACCTTGTCAAACTGATTACAAAACTTTGCCATTTGGTCCGCGCTGTTTTCATCTCCTGTAATAACTTTATATATTGGGTCAATAATTATTGCTATATAGTCTTTTTTCACGGCTCTTCGAATTAGTTTAGGCGCCAGCTTGTCCATTGGCGCTGATTTTCCTCTTAAGTTCCATATATCAATATTATTAATGTTATCAGGATTCCAGTTTAAAGCAGTATAAACATCTTTAAATCTATGAAAACAGCTTGCCCTGTCCAATTCTAAATTAACATATAAAACTCTGCCTTTAGTACAATTCCATTTCAGCCATTTCTTGCCTTCAGCTATAGCACAGCACATTTCAATCAGAGCATATGATTTTCCGGCTTTTGAAGGTCCAGCTATAAGCATTTTATGACCTTGTCTTAATACTCCATCAATAAGAGATGGTGACAATTCGGGTAGATTATCCCAAATACTTGCAATGCTTTCAGGTTCCGGCAAATCATCATTAATTGTTTCAATCCATTCTTTCCATTCTTCGAAACTGGATTTTCCAATGTTTGTAGATAATAAATATTGTTTTTTCCCATTTCTTATAATTCCTGGCATTCTAGATAAGCGTGATGGATTTTTATTTTGTTTATCTATAATTAAACCATTCTTTTCACAAACCTTATATAGATATTCAACTCTTTCTCTATATTCACTATAATTATATGCCTCAATTTTCACTATAGCGTGGAGACTTTTCCCTGCACTGTACACAAGACATGCAACAGGTAATTCCAGTTCCTCAATAATAGCTTTTTGACGCCCTAAATCCATTACATCTGATTCAACCAAAGCATATCTAAAATCCGTAACGTTTTCATTTTTTATACCTTTACCATCAAGAGGGTTAAAACGTATCCAAGCTCCTGCCTTTTCACTATAATCACCAATAACCTTACATATATCTCCTTCACACTTTGAAAGCTCCTGAATTAACCTTCCGGCCGTCCTGTCACACAAGCCTTTAGACGGGAGGTACTTTCCGTTTTTCTCCCAGCTCCGAGTGACATATCCAACGTTTTCATTTGCTTCAAACAGTGTTTCTAAATATGTAGTTAATTGTTCAACAGGATTCCATTTTTGTGGTATGCTAAATTCACTTGTTTCAATCCACCCTTTATCGATTACAACTAAATCATCTTTATTGCCTATCTCAGAATTCCAATCAAAAGCAACATCTTCTTTATGAAATTTAAAACCATTATCCTGTGCCATTTTCACTATGGTTCCTGCTGTTATAGGAGAACTTGAACCGGAAAAAGTATTCCACTTTTTCTCACATTCCCCAGCATGATAACGGTTAGCGTCACGTTTGCTCCAATCATCCCAATCCTGTACTGTATATCCTTCATATTTAAGTGCCATTCCAACATTAACCCAATCCTGATAATCAAGAAATGATGGTTCTATATATTCAAGCAGTTCAACCAAATTAATGTTATTTTCCATATCCTATGCTCCTAATTCGGGATTAAATGTAGCGGGGTTAATACCATTTGGAACTCTCCACCCATTAGCAGATATTCTCGCAATCAATTTGCTTGCAGCTTCAAACTGCCATGTTCCAACATGTTTAAATCCTTTTTGCTCTAAGCATCTAATTTGTTTTGGCGTTGTCAGTCCTTCATTTTTACGTTTCTCAAGTCTGTCTAAAATTTTCGCAGCTTTACCGGAGTTTTCAATTTCATCAGGCATAATACCCAGCTTTTCGAGTGCGTTTTTCTGCTTGTCCGTTGGCGGTGACATTTCCCAGCCAAATGCCGGAACATACCCTGATAAATCTTCTGCTTGTATACTCATTTCAAATTGTATAGGGTCCACTAATTTGCGTTTCCTCTTTTTCATTTCCGACAACTGTTTAGCAAGAGCTTCTTCACGCTGCACAACAACATCTTCACTGGCTTGAACTTCTGCTTCTTCTATATCAATCGGACAGCCTGAAGCTTCAAGATTTTCAGTCATTTTTTGAGCAACTTCTTCATTTTCGCATATTAGATGAGCCGGTCTACAAAGTTCATGTCGTTCAGTGTGCCAAAGAAAATCAAGTATTAACAATTCAGTTTTACCGGTTTCAGGTGATAAACGTGTTCCCCTGCCTACCATTTGGCAATATAAACTACGTACCTTAGTTGGCCTTAATACAACAACACAATCTACACTGGGACAGTCCCAGCCTTCTGTAAGCAACATGGAATTGCAAATAACATTATATTTGCCTGAATTAAAATCGTTTAAAATCTCTGACCTATTATCACTATTTCCATTTATTTCTGCAGCCTTAAAACCATTTTCATTCAAAATATTGCAAAACTTTTGACTGGTTTTTACTAGCGGCAAAAAAACTACTGTCTTTCGCCCATCACAATATTTTTTCATTTCATCCGCAATCTGATATAGATATGGTTCAAGAGCTGTACCTAAATCACTCGTTTTAAAGTCTCCAGCCTGTGTTCCCACTTCTGTTAAATCAAGTTTTAAAGGAATTGTTTGAGCCTTAATTGGTGATAAAAATCCTTCTTTAATTGCTGATGATAATGAATATTCATATGCCATGCTCTCAAAAACCTTACCAAGATTTTTCATATCACCTCTGTCAGGCGTAGCTGTTACTCCCAATAATTTTGATTCACTGAAATAATCTATTACTTTTTGATAACTGTCTGATATACAATGATGTGCCTCATCAATAATTATAGTATCAAAATAGTCTGTATCAAATTGGTTAAGACGTTTCTGACGCATCATTGTTTGAACGGAACCAACAACTATACGATACCAGCTGCCTATACAACTTTCTTCTGCCTTTTCGACCGCACATCTTAACCCGGTTACTTTTTTAATTTTATCCACTGCTTGTTCTAATAGTTCGGCTCGATGAGCGAGTATAAGTACTCGCTCGCCATTCTTTACACATCTTTCAGTTATCTTTGCAAATACAATAGTTTTACCGGTGCCTGTAGGTAATACTAGCAAAGTTCTTTTATTCCCTTTTTCCCATTCGGCAAATACTGCCTTTTCAGCTTCTTGTTGATATGGTCTTAATTCCATTAGAATTTACCTGGTGTGAATGATTTTTTTGGTGCAGATTCATCGGGAGCGTAAAACCTTTTTATATCATTATAAATATTTCCATTATATTCACGATGTCCAATTTTTGCTCTTCCTCTTGCTCCGACAACTTCATTCCAATTCATTTTCAATTTTTCACCATGCTTTCTCTGACCAATACAAGTAAAAAATGCACACAACAACCCCTCACAACGACTATGTAAAAATAATCTGTTTTGTATAAAACAAATTCCTTTGTCATTCTCTATTTCTAAAGTGATAATTGCCATATTACAAGCCGGAATTTTCTCTCCGCCTTCATATCTGCCGCGTTCAAAACCTGTTACTTTAAAATTATAGTCTCCATCCGGCAAAACGACATATTCCGGTCCATCATTTTGTATTTCATCATCCCAGCCATATTCTCTTTCTGATTCATTACTCATTTTTATTTCCTCCAAATTTTATTATTTATTTTTCTTCCCAAGGAAGTGTCTCATATTCAACTATTACTTTATATACATCATCCCAGGCGCCTATCAGAACCCCTTCTATAAACTCAGTATCAAAATTTTCAATTGGTGTACCCGATGGATAATAACCTTTTTGATGCACAACATTTTGAATCATTTCTTTAGTAACATTGTTTTCAATCATTAATTTAGCTAATTCTTTAGGGATTCCGTCAACATTAATTTTCTTCATTTGTTGTTTATTTGTTTTAGTTTCTTCATCTTGTTTCGGAATTTTATCAATAACAGCATCAATTTCTCTTTCTATTTGTTCTGTCTGATTAAGTTTAACAGGTGTTTGGCTCTGTGGTTCAAAGTTATCAAATATATTTGCAACATATTTATAATCAAATGGCAGCTCGCTTTCTAATCCATGCCTGTTTTTCGCATCCCAGCATGGATGATGAGTTGTATACATTACACGCTTTCCACCTTGAGCTTTATGTTTTTTTCCATCTTTATCAACAGCTACAGAAATTGTTTTATAATTTGCAAATAGAACCATATCAGCCCATTCCTTCACAAGAGGTGCTGTTTGTGAAGAAGTTTTCTTTCCGAGTTTCAGTTCGTATCTGTCATATGCACCAAGTTCATCAGGCTGCTCAAATTTACGTATTTGTGCATGTGCAGCTAAAGCAACATTTATTCCTGCCTCAATAACATTATCCAGCAACTTTAAAAATCTTCCAAATTCTTCTTTTACATATACATATCCGGTACCATATCCAAAATCCTCAATTCCATTTTTACCGTACTTTTCAAGTATGTTTTCTGTACAAAGCTGTTCAGCCCAATCAATTGTATCTATTGTAAGTGTTTTACAGCAGCCAGGATTTTGAATAACGTAATTAATTTCTTCTAACAATTCCATCCAACTTTGCGGGTTTGGCAATCTAGATACATTCATATGTTTTGTGCTTCCTTCTGTATCAATAAACAACGGCTCCGGAAAACAAGATAAAAAAGTTGATTTACCTATCCCTTCCGGTCCATAAACTACAACCTTTTCAGGCGTTTTTTGTATACCTTTAATTATCTTCATGAATACCTCCTGCTTCTACTTAATTTGAATATTTTGATTTTCTTCAATATGTAAACCTTCAAGTAATACACCTGATTTAATAGCTTTTTTGGCCTCCACTTTGTCAACCGCCGGTTCTGTATATTTTAAATACTGCTTGTCTACTTTGTTAATATCATCAATAACAACTGATTCACTCTTACGATATGTAATATTAACCTTTGGTGATTCAAACTTTTCACCCGCAAGAAATTCATTCAAAAATTTCTTAATACTCTCCGCTTTATTTTTGGCCACCCTTTCACGCTTTGCAAAATAATCTTTTTCGGATTTATACGCATTAACCTCAGCCATCAAATTTTTATAATAGAGAGCCAAATTTTTTATTTTATCATCTCTCATCATCTGCAGCTTATCAGCTCTTTCTGTATCAATCCCAATAACCTCGCCTGTTTCTTCATCAATTAAGATACATTGTTCAATTTCTGCGTCAATTTCATATAATTTCATGCTAAATTTCTCCTTTTCCCAGTTTGATAATTGACAATTTAATATTTTGGTGGTATTATTAAACTGATTTTATGTTATATACTTTTTATTGCCCGTTTAGTGTTCCAGCACTTGCGGGCTTTTTATTTTCTAACAACTCCGATAATTTTAAGTTTACCAACACTTTTGACATCTCCAAATATTTCATAAAATTTTTTCTTGCAGACACTTTCTGGCGGAAAGTTCCTCACTCTTAGTTCAACAATTCCTTGGTCAATATGGCTTCCGTCTTTTCTGTACAATTCCTCAAACTCCATTGCGACTATCATATTGATAACACCTCACATTACAATTTTATGTATTCTTTTGCTTTCCGGCCTTTTGGTTTCTCTATAGCACTCTTCGTCGTCTACCTCCGCGCTAAAAGCTTAATTGACTATTTATTTCATCAACTTTTTTGTCTATTTGCAAAAATGTTTTGTTATATTTAAAACAAGAACTTATAATGTTTTGCTCATTAGATAACAACATTAATTTGTTCCACAATTCCGTATGGCATTTTTTTAAACGTGCAAATTCTTTATATGAACAGTTTGGACAAAACCAGCAACCTCCGCGTTTTGCGAATTTATATATAGGAGAAAGTAAATCATATTTCTTGCATAAATCATATGCCATTTTTTCAGTATAGCCGTATCTTTGAAGCAACGATATTTTATTCGTTCCTTCAAGTTTTTTTAATCTTTTTTGCTCGTCTGTCGCGATTCCGATATATTGAATAAAAGGTTTCTTGACAGTTTTTAAAAAGTTTTTAATCGGTGGAATTTTTAACTGACTATTCGCTGCACACATTCCAGCAAGTAAAAAACCTGCATATTTACCGTTCCTTTCCGGTTTTTTGCTGCGAGTAACGACGTGATAAAACAAATCTAAATAATCCTTTTCGCTACGTAAAATTTGAACGTCATATCCCCATTCACGGAATTTTGGTATCGCTTTATTATGTATAAAATCAATGTGTTCGGGTAACTCACCGCTTATGTTATTTTTGTTGTCAAACATGACTTCGCTGAAAATTATTTTTGAAGCCGGTAAATTATGAATACGCTCAAGTATGATGCTTGCTGTGCTATCCTTTCCACCGCTCCATGAATGAATTGTTATAATCTTATTTCACCTCCACATTAAAAGTTACACTGTTTTGCGTACAGGTCTCTTTATTTTTCTCATTCTCATTTTATCTCACTCCTATACCAATTTTAATATTTCTTTGATTTTTTTCTTCTATCGTTTTAGATGTTCTGCTACACTCTTCGTCATCAAAGTCCCAACGCCGGTTATCCGGCCTTATTACGACCTTACGTACATCATCAGCAACAGGCCGTCCCTCACTGTCTTCTGCACAGTCCAAAAATGCAAAAAGTATCATCATAATCGGGAATATGTAAAGTATAGGGTTAAAATTTAATGATTTAATCATTACTAATAACACCGTACCTACTGTCGCCGCTGATACTCTTATTATCCATTTATACATTTGACTTCACCTCCATATAAATATTTAATATTTTAAAATTAGGGAAACTCGCTATAAATATTTGTTTCGCCTTTTCTGTTGATTTGGCGTCAACAATTGCATAATCAGTCTTAATTATCGGCACCCCATCATCAGGTATATAGCTATATTTAATTAGATATTTTTTCATTTTCAATCACCTCTTAAGCATATTTATAACTGTTTATATGCTCTTGCTCACGCCATTTATAATATGCCGGTATATCAACATACCATTTACCACCTTGCTTATATGCCGGAAAAGCTTTTTTGTGAATCCAACGTTTTACTGTTTGCTCGTCGATTCCAAAATATTCTTTGAATTGTCTAAGCTGCATTTGTTGAATTTTACATTCTTCCATTTTCATCACCTTCTTTCTTATCTTTTATGATATTTATATTGCCATTATCTTTTTCGCCTCTTTGTCTTTTGCTATATATTAACAAACTTTATTATATCTACCTAAAGTAGAGTTGTTATTAAAAAAAATAATATTATCCAAAGGGATATCTAAAGCTTTAGAAAAAGACCTTGCCATTTTTAAAGTCATAAATTCAGGATTATTTTCATATCTCCTATATGTTAGCCTACTAATACCTAGCATTTGCGCAACTTGACTTTGTGATAATCCTCTTAAATTACGAGCTTGTTTAACTGTATAGCGTACCATGTTTTCACCCCCTTAATAATTATATATTACACTACTTAAAGTAGAATGTCAATAACTTTTTGAAAAAATCTTTAAAAAATATGTTGCGTTTTTTCTACTTTTGGTATATAATCAGTAACACGGAGGTGTGAGTAATGTCAATAGGTAGCAATATTAAATATTATAGAGAACTACACCATCTCACTCAAAAAGAACTTGCAGAAGCCATTGGTGTTAGTGACAAAGCCGTATCAACTTGGGAAAATGATAAAAAGATTCCTAGAATGGGCGTAATACAAAAAATGGCTGATTTTTTTAATATACAAAAAACTAATATAATAGAAGATAGTCCAAACTTAGTTACTAACAAAGTATTAAATTCTTCTATTAATACTATTGTTGCTGTCAATCTAAAAAAAATTAGGGCAGATAAAATGTTAAGATATGCTGATATATCTGCGTTATCGGGTGTCACTAAAGAGGATTTACAAGCATTTGAAGAGGGTACTAAACGTCCCAAATCCGCAGATATAAGAAATATTGAACTCGCTCTCGACCTCGAAAAAGGAACGTTAAAAGGGAAAAAGCCGTATATTCCAACGGGTCCCGACGAATCTATTCCGACCAAACCAAATGAAATAGTTGTCGACAATAAACATATTATATTATCGCCGGAAGAATACAAGAAATTAAATGAATTTTTGGGGAGAGATTTAAAAGAACGCAACGAAAAATATATAGCTCTTAAAAAAGAAACTACAGAGCTACTGGAAAAAATAATTGATTTAATTTATGAAAACAAATTTAGCGAAGAAAAATTAAAAAAATTAAATGAAAACCTGAAACGTATTTCCGAAAATAACGAATAATCATACTGGCAATTATTTCTGATTCAAATTTAAATCAAGTCATGTTATAATATCCTTGTAAATATTACAAAAAAAGGAGATTTTAGACATGAAAATTGAAGATTTAAAAGCTATAAGTTACAAGATTTTAAAAAGTGCTCAGATTAGCAGCCTTCCGGTAGATAGTCATAAATTACTATCTTATTATGATGTTATACCTGAAAAACTAACAGATGTTGAAAATAATCTAAAATATCTAATAGCAGACAGAAAAACAACATTGCTCGGAGCAAAAGAAAATAGCACATTAATATACAACGATACTATTGTATATAGCGATTATATGATTATACATAGATTTTGTGAAAAAAATACTCAAATCCTCTGATATACGTGATATTGAAATATTAACATTATTAATAATGTCACCACCCGTTATAGTTGGATATTTAGGGGTATATGATGTAAGACAAATGAGCGAATTGTGCAAAATACCTCCGCATAAAATACATCAATATTATGATATATATGCTCAATTGTATTCTGACCCCGATATTCAGCTTTTGGAATTATTTATGCCGTTTTTGCGTGAATATAAGCGCAAAAATAGGTTGCGTTTTCCGAGAATTAACAGCATTATTCAAGGATTAAAGAAAAAAGAACTTGACGAGGAAAAGGAAATTTTAGTGTACGTAAAGCATGGCGAGACCGTATATCACGGTCACACGTGTCCCGAAATAAAAGATGAAATAGATATTAAAGTATTGGAACTATATACTGCTAAACAACTTAATTATAAACCATGTTCAATATGTTTTTATTTAGAATAAAAAAGCCCCGGTGCTACCAACACCAGGACTAAAATATACACTAGGAGTGTACATAGATACTATTAATTATTATAACATATACACTCCTTTGTGTCAATTTATAATACACAAAAAGGAGCGTTATTTTTGTAGGATTACAATAGATGTGTTACAAATAGAAAAAAAGAATACGGAAAACTCATAAATTGTGTTATAGTTA